GTCCAGATTGCGGTCATATGCAGTATCTAAGATGGCCCAATATGCGTTGGGAAGGTGTAGATACAGAGAATGTTTCTTATGCGTGTGAAGAATGTGGTGTTTTAATTCCACATAATAAAAAAAGATGGATGGTAGAACGTGGTGAATGGAGAGCAACTCAACCTGGGAATGGTCGTCATGTTGGTTTTCATATTTGGGCTGCTTATTCCTACTCACCAAATGCTGAATGGTCGAATTTGGCTGAAGAATTTGAGTTAAGCAAACATGATCCAGAACAGTTAAAAACGTGGATTAATACGACATTAGGAGAAACATGGGAAGACGAGTATGCAAGTAAGGTTGGTGCTGATGCCTTAATGGAGAGAGCAGCAGAAGCTAAATATGAAGTAACAGTTCCACCAGCAGAAGCATTAGTTCTATGTATGGGATGTGATGTCCAGGATGATCGTCTATCGATGTCGGTTTTTGGCTTCGGTAGGAATGAGGAGATGTTCCTTGTTGATAGAAAGGTTATTTATGGATCTCCAGCAAGAGCAGATTTATGGAAGCAAATGGATGAAGTTTTAATGGGGAAATATGTGAGTCAAGATGGATTTGAACTGAAGATAGAGAGTGCAGCGATAGATACTGGAGGCCACTACACGCAGGAAACTTACCAGTACGTTCGAGAAAGATCTCAGTTGGGTTTGATTGGTATTAAAGGTATAGGTCAAAAAGGTAAACCACCGTTAGGCAAACCAACAACGCAAGATATAACTTTTTCGGGAAAGGCATTGAGAAGAGGTGTGAAATTATTTCCAGTTGGAGTTGATGTTATAAAAACAACGCTTCATAACAAGTTGAAGAATGCAGAAAAGGGAGAAGGATATATTCATTTTTATCCAACGATTACGCATGATTATTTTGAAGAATTAACTGCTGAGAGACAAGTTTTAAGATACAAGCATGGGTATCAAGAACGAGTTTGGATGAAAAAAAGTAATGCAAGAAATGAAGCTCTAGATGAAATGGTGTATTCATGGGCAGCGTTTGAAAGGTTTAGGCAAAGATATGATCGACGAACAATGTGGGATCAATTAGAGAAAAGGCGTAATCCAGAGAAGCCTAAGCACGAGGTTCCGCTAAGATCAAAGGGAATTAAATCTGCTAATCGGCAAAATTTTGTCGGTAATTGGTAAAAAAAGTGACTATTCCTTCTAAAATTCGTGCTGGTGACTTAGTTCAGTGGCGTGATAATGCTACGACTGACACTTTTGGCAATCCGATAAGCAGTCCTGATTGGACGGTTATTTATTATCTTCGGACTAATAAAAGCAGAATTGGTACTTCTGTCGTAGGTACAGCTTATGGAGACGGCTTTCAATTCAGTATTCCGTCAGCCACCACCGAAGCTTTTTATCCAGGAGACTGGTATTTTCAAGCAGTAGCGAGTAAGTCTGGGGCAGAGACACAAACAATAGCAAGTGGTCAGATAGAAGTTTTAGCTAGTTTGGCTTATACAGGTACTACTCCTGCTGCGTATGACGGCAGAACTCCTACACGTAAAGATTTAGATACTGTTCAAGCTGCGATTCGGACATTAATGGGGACAGGAGGTGCTGTTCAGGAATATAAAATTGGAACTAGGAGTGCTAAAAAATATGATCTTGCTGAACTACGGGCTTTAGAGAGTCAATTGTTAGCAAGAGTTCATAGGGAAGAGGCAGCCGAAAAGATCGCTAATGGTCTTGGTAATCCTCATTCTGTTCACGTTCGTTTCGGAGCTTAACGATGGGAATTGTCAATGCGTGGAAGGGTTTCTGGACTTCTGGAGATGGTTTCGGTCAATCTGCTGTTTCAGATATTGTCAAACCTAAGAGGCCAGT